AATAGATTCCTTGAGATACTCAGTAGACGGCAGTAAGTTCCTACTCAAGTACGAAGGCGATACGCCTAGCTTTTTGGAAGGTAAGACCGAGTACACCCACTCTGAAATATTAGCTATATTAGCTACTGACGAGTGGATTTCACCTGACCCTATATAATGTCTACTGACGAAAAAGATGCGATAGGCGAAAATTCAGTTGTGAAGGCGAATGTTGCTTTCATGTTGAAAACAATTTCTGCCGTGGCCCTTGCCACATATAGTTTTGTTACGATTAAATCAGATATAGATGACCTTCGTAACGAGAATGTAAGGTTGCACCACGAGGTCGATATGAACAGCGAGTTCAGAGTCAAATGGCCAAGAGGAGAGTTAGGTGCATTACCTGACGATGCCGAGCAGAACATGAGACTTTTATTTCTAGAGAAACAAGCATTAAAACAAGACGAATTACTTGAGCAGTTAAGGTACGGGGGAGCAAGGTGACATGGAAATTACACACTATATGTTTGCTGGCCTTGGGGTTGCACTATCCATCCTTGCATTTTTTATCAAGCGTAACAAGTGGGAGATCGATGATATGAAGGATCGAGTTCGTCAAATAGAAATATCTCATGCCGGGCAGATTAAGGACATCGATCACCTGACAAAAGTCTGCGAGGATCGAAGGGAAGATATTAAAAAGATCTTCGAGAAGATGGAGGCTAAATGAAATGTTTGAGTTACTTACATTATTTCTTACGGGAGGTGGTTCTGCGGCAATGGGAAGTATTCTTAAAGGCGTGTTTGGTGCGATTACAGATGCTCGCTCGCAGAAGCATGAAATGGAGATGGCAAGGGAATGTAGGAATAATGAATTTGCTATGCAGTTCCAGGCATCACTCAATAGTGGTGCTAGTGGAGCTTTTACTCGTGCTACTAGGCGCATGTTGGCTCTTATTGGGATGTTCACACTCTCGTTCATTACCTGTATCACCACCATCTACCCCTCAGTTCCGCTCGTCAGTACAACAAACATTACAGGAGAGGGGAGGAAAGAATTTCTATTCGGACTCCTCAGTTTTCCAGCTGAGCAAGCCCCTTTGGTTGTTACAACAGGACATATCGCACTCTTCGAGGCAACAGTAGTGCTACCCTTAATCATAGGATTTTACTTTACACCAGGAGGCCGTAGATGATGGTTGACCGAGTTTCAGTTTTAGGAATGTCAGGCACAGCAGCAACCTTTGGATTGTCAACAATTGATACATTCCTTGGCATTGCAGTTGGTGCGGTAACCCTAGTCTACATGTCTATAAAGCTATACCAAGAGATAAAGAAAAAGTAATGGCACGTTATCGTTCAGCAGGTAGATTAGATGACCAAGTTCTCACAGATGGAGATCGTGGATTCAAGGCTATTGATTCCTACCTTGAGCAAACAAGTTTAGAAGGTGGTACAGTGCAGACGAGTGAGAACATGCGTCTCACAGGTGATCTTGCAGAAGTACGCAAGGGTATAGATTTTCTAGCAGGTGCAGTTACACTTAGCTACAATGGCACAAATGAGATGGTCTTTGCATCCACACTCTACTCAGATCCTGCAACAGGAAATGAATATGTGGTAGTTGCAACCAAGGATAAAGTAATCCTATGGAATGATGCAAACAACTCAGGCATAGACATTGACTATCCAGGTAGTGAAGTTGTTGCCACAGCAGATGGCGCGAGCTTTGTACAGGCATTGGAAAAACTTATCTTATTTCGTGGTAAGAATAAAACACCACTTGAATGGGACGGAGATGTAAGCAATGACTTTGTAGTCAAAGCAAATGGAAGCCCTGGTGCAGGACGCATACAATGTCCAAACACAGATTATGGTGTATTCTTTCGTAATCGCTTAATTGTCCCGCAACCCACAGATAGTAACTATACAATCTTAATGTCTGACTTGTTAGACACAGATAATTACTACGCTGCTGACTCACAATTTAGAATCAATAAAGGAAGTGCAGATTTTCTTGTAGGCTTTTTTCCTTACCAAGAAGATCAGTTAATCGTGTTTATGCGTAATAGTATTCACATGATAAATAATATTGCGACTACATCCGCAGCCAATACCTACGAGATTACAAGACAGCATGGATGTGTGGCACGCAAGTCAATCGCACAGTCCGGCCCACAAACATTCTTCCTGTCAGACAACGGGGTCATTGTACTGACACCTGGTACAGACCCAGCCAAGGGACTTGGGGTAGCTATAAGTAAAGTTACAGGCGAAACCATACCCATGACCAGACCGATACAAGACCAATTTGATGAGGTTAACTTTGCAGCAGCAGATACTGCATGTGGTATTGTGTATGATAATAAATACTATCTTGCAGTACCTACAGGTAGTTCAACAGTACCTAACAAGATTTTTGTATTTAACTTACTTACATCAACATGGACTAGTGTTGATTCCTATCCGGCAATGGCAGGTAGCTTGGCATTCCATGTGGATGACTTTGTGATTTGCTCGCATGGAAGCAACCCAACAAGACGCAGATTATTTGCATGTAACGACACAGGTTGGTATCTCATGGAAGAAAATCAAACTGATGATAATGGCAGAAAGATAGGTAGTACAAGTGAGTCAGGTACAACTGCAATACCAGGTAAATTAAAGTCACGCTCATTTACATTTGGTGACATCAATGTAAAGAGCTGGAAACGTGGACAGGTAGGTGCAAATACAATTAATGGAGATGCATTTAATATAAAAGTAAATACACTCGATCCAGACTCTAGTACAACAGTTTTAAGTCACACAGCAGATGGCACGGAAGAAGCACTTTTTCGCTTTGGTACGGGTCGTACCCGTGGATATGGGGCTAATATTGAGATTAATATCACAGCAGGCAGACCGAGTTTCAGGCATCTTAGTTTGGATGCAATTGGAGTAGGTGCAAATGCAAGAAGGGAAGTTGCATAATGGCAATCACTGCAACAGTTACCCGTGGATTTACCTTCGCAACAGGCGTTGATGTAACTGCTTCCTCATTAAACCAACTTGGTGAACCAACAGTTACAATTAACGAGTCAAATGTAAACATAACAGGTGGCACAATTAGTGGTCTATCTTCTCCTATTGCTATTGCAGATGGAGGCACAGGAAGTGCAAATGCAGGGTCAGCAAGGACTGCACTTGGACTAGGCACAATTGCCACCCAAGCGAGCAATGCAGTTGCTCTGACAGGTGGTACGATCAGTGGCACAATAATGACATTAAAATCATACGATGTAGCTGGTGTGCCAAGCGCTAGTCCAGCCGGGCAAATGATTTACGTAACCGATGGAAACGCAGGTGCAGCAACAGTCGCAGTAAGCGATGGATCTGCATGGAAGGTAGTCGCATTAGGAGCAACAATATCAACATGAACATATTAGAGAAAACCAAAGAGTTTTACGAGCAGACCAAGGGCGATATGTTCAAGGATTTAAGTTCATATGCAGCGTATGGATATGTATTTATTACACCTTATAGCTTACTACTAACTAAACCTGTACAAAGTAAATCAGATAAACATCCTGACGAGCAATGGGGTGTATTAGCACCAGATGCCTGGTATGTAAAAACTGCAATCGGAGAAAATTGCATAAGTGAATTTATAGATAGAACACCATATCCACTCCCATTTGTTGGATGGATGAGGCAATTAAAATCAAAACCAATAAAATGGTACGACTTAAATAGAATCATTAGGAGGAAATAAAAATGGGTGGAGGAGGAACAAGTATTAATTATCCAGAGCAACCAACCTATGGTGAGGGTATGCGTGAAGCATTAGAGGCACAAGTTGCATTACTCACAGGTGGTAAAGTTGGAGAGGCAGATTTTAGCGAAGTTGGTTCACTTGAATCCTTGCTTCCACTCGAAGAGTCGATTCGTAAGAAGACTGCGCAGACAGACACGGATATACTTAGGCAGACAATGTTAGGTAATTACACTGAAACCCCAACAGGACAGCTTGTTGAAGGTAGTGGTCAAGCGACTGAAATGCCTGACTATATAAAAGAACTTCAAGTGATTAGTGACAATTTTCGCTCAGGCGTTAAAGATACTAGTTTTGGGGCAGACCTAATTGCTTGGACGGAGAGGCATAAAGATAAACTAGGTAGTAATGCTGAAGCTATAAGCAAGAATTTGGTACTTAATGCATTGTCTCAAGGTGCAGACCCTATAGATTCATTAATAAATACTCTTTCTAAAGATATTCCATCAACTACAGGCACTATTTCACAATCGGGTGAATTCGTGAGGACACGTGATGGTGATGGCATGGTAGACCTGCTTGGTGACATACGTGCAGTACAGGAATTTGAAACTCGTACAGCAACACAGGCAGACGTGGATGCTGGTCTAGCAGATGAAGTAGGAAAACAATTTGTCACACAAAAACAAACTTCTCGCCAAGCTGGATTTGATGAGCGTGGTAACTTTCTTGGTGCAGCAGCACTATCCGAAGATATACAACGTGCTAACTTATCTCGTCAACGAGAGGCAGACTTACAAGATGTAGCTCGTCTTGAACCACTCTTCGGACAAATCATGGAAGAGTATAAACCTGGTACATCATCTGCAATTACAGGGGCAAAGGATTTAATCGAGGAACAAAAAGATAACCTTCTTGGTGGTGCTGGTATTACTGATCCTGCAAAAGTACAAGCACAAGGTGTACAAGCAGATGCTCTACGAGCAGGCTTAATGTCAGATGCAGAAGAAGCACTTGGACAAGGATTAACAGATCGTGAGGAACGACAAATCGCAGAGGCTGCACGCGCACGCTCAACAATGATGGGCAGAACATTTGATCAGTCAGGTGCAATCGCAGAAGCAGAAGCAAGGGTTGCTGAAGACAACCAGCGTAGAATGCAGAACCGTGGATTTGCACAATCTGTACTTGGACAGGAAGCAGGCATACAGACAAGTGATGATACACGCTCCATGCAAGCAGACCAATTTAACGTGGCATCACAAATGGATGCCGAGAAATTGCGTGAATCTCTTAGGCAACAAGGATTGCTTGGATATTTAGACGCAGCATCACGAGTATCACAACTTGAGAATCAAGGACAACTCGATCCATTCCAAGCAATACTTGGTAGAGGAGGAGGAGGTAGTTTGCAATCCGGGCAATCTGTATTTGGACAAGCAGGATATGGTTTAAATGCGCAACCTGCATACCTTAACCCAGAGTCAGGACTTGGATTTATACAGAACCAAGCAACCAATGCAGCTAATATGTATAATGCTCAAGTAGCAGCAGATGCAACTAAAACTGCTGGTATATTTAGTGGTATTGGAAGCGCGATTGGTGGGTTCTGCTGGGTAGCAAGAGAAGTATATGGTGTACACAATCCAGCATGGGTAGCATTCAGATATTGGATGTTTACAGATTCACCAATTTGGTTCTTCAAGTTATACATAAAATATGGAGAACGCTTTGCAAACTTCATATCAGATAAGCCAAGAATAAAAGCAAGAATCCGTAAGTGGATGGATTCAAAAATAGGAAGATAAAACATCATGGCAAGAAAACCATTCTTTAGCGGAAATTACGGATCAGCGCTCGCACGGGTCGATACTCGACCCATTATTGAGGCGGGCAGGGCGCAAGGCCAAATGTTTGCCAATGTGGGAAGCCAGATTGGGGGCATGATTAAGGAGTATGGGCTAAATAAGGAGAAGCAGAAAAAAAATCAAGCTTTCATAAAAGGACAAAGTAACCTGCTTGATATGTTATCAGAGCAAGATCCAGAGCAAGCTGATCGTTACGCTATAATGAAGGAGCAGTTGAATAATCCCGATGTCTCACTAACTGAGCGTACAGAACTAGGTAAGCAGTTAATGCAAAATGTAACATTATCTAATCAAATGCAAAATCAAATGCTCAATCGTAAAACCCAAGAGCAAGCATTGGGATTAGCAAGGAAAACTGAGGATCTTACTGTTGAAAACCTAAAATTAGGAAACAGGCAAAAAGAGTTAGGTACTTTATTAGGTGAAATATCTTTAGAGGAGCTTAAAGCAATTAAAGACGAGAAGACACGGGTTGCTTTATTAACACTTAAAGAAAGAGGAAAAGACTTACTACTTGGTGATGAAAAGAGAGAACTTGAAAGTGCAGAAATGGCAAACCGGGCAGAATTACTTCCGTCAGAAACTGCTGCTAAAAAAGCACAATTCGGTGCAGTACCTGGGCAAGTAGAACGACAAGAAGAACTAAGTGAATTACAAGTCAAAGCTGCTAAACGAGCAGATACAAGTGCTGACCTTTTATTACAAGCATTTGGTGGTGCAGAAGGTAAAGCTGAGTTTGATTACAAAGGTGCAAAACTGAGCAGAAAGAATCTTAAAAAAGGATTAGAGTATTTAGATGCAAGAATTGACTATACTAATTACCTATCAACCGCAAAGGATGTTCCTATTGATACTAAAAAACAATATGCATCTCTTGTTTCACACTCTGGTAAAATAGTAGATACTCTTGTTGAAGATCCTGACACAGGTAATCAAATTACATTCCAAGAATATATGGAGAAAGCAAATAATGATCCTGATCTTTATCCACTAACAGGTGCAGGTTCGGGTGCAGCAGGTGTATTATATGGCAACTTTCAGAACGCACAAAAACAAATAATCGATTTCGGAAAAACCATACAAGTGCAAGTTGATGATGGGCAAGGTGCAGGAGATAGCCTAGCACCTACAGGGTCACCAATAAATGTTAGTAATATGCAACCGCAACAAGCAATGCAAGTTTTGCAAGATCGCATAGGTCAGATAAGAAGGCAATTGCCACAACTTAGCGCACAACAGCAACAACTTGGGCAGCCAGGTCAAATGGCCACAACTGCCTTTGATACTTCACCATTCGGTAATATCAACACACCATTAGCAGTAAGACCACAGACTATTAGTGATGTGCAGAACTCAAGTATTCCACAACAAAGATTAGACTTGATGGCAGAACTTGAGCAACTTGAGGCAAAAAGACAAGAACTACAAAATCAATTCGGAGTAAGATAATGGCAATACGCACAATGTCACTTGGTGAGGCTCTTGAGAATGGCTATGAAGTTATTGGGCCAGATCCAATATACCGGGAAGAAGCAACAGGTTTTGAGACTGCTACAAGCATTGGTCTTGAAGTTGTTCCTGCAATACTTGGTGGTGTATTTGGTGGTCTTGCAGGTGGTGCAGGTGGATCTGCATTAGGTAACTACCTATCTCAGCAATATCGCATCGGCAGAGGTTTGCAAGATGATGTTGGACTAGGAGAGCTTGGAGCAGCAACTGCATTTGGTGCAGTACCTGTAGGTAGGCTTGCTGGTATGGGTACAGCAGGTAGAGTTGCAACACGAGGCGCACAGGGTGCAGCATTAGCTACAGGTGAGCTTGCAGCTAGGACATACATAGATGAAGATCGAGCGCCAACACAGGATGAGATAGCAACAACTCTTCTTTTTGGTGGTGTGTTTGGTGGTGGATTAGGTGCAGTGGAAGCTAAGTTTCTAAGTGATGGTACAGGAGTAGATTTAAAACCTGGTATGACAAGACCAGAAGTAAAGGATGCACTTGCTTCTAATATTAAAGATAAGGGTGGAGTTGAGAATGCAAGTGTTAGTAATCCATTGATTGACAGACTAAACACAACTGAACTTGCATCTATTAAAAACCCAGAAAATGCTGCTGAGGAAATATTGCAAGTCACAGAAAATAAATTACTCCAAGAAGTAGAAGAATCACTAAGTGCAATATCTAAACGACCACTACTAGGTGATAAGTCTTTCGGCACACCATCAATGGAGCGAGGTGCATTAGAGACACTTTCTACACCATCATTTAATAAACCTAGTGGTGGTCAAAGTATTCTAGGAGATAAACCTGTAATTAGTGACGCAGTCAAACAAATGGATGATATTCAAAAAGCATTTGATGATGAACTTGCCCAGCAGGATGAAATATTTAAGCCATTAATTGCGCAGAATGAAAGCGCTATAATAAAACAGAATTTAATTGGCGTGCAACGTCTTGGCGATACACAAAGGCTGCAAGAAATTGACGAGAGTATAGCTAGGCTTGACCATAAACTTGGGAAAGGAAAAGGGGCAAAGAAGCAACGTGCCAAGTTAGCTGCTGAAAAAAGAATGGTACTCAAGCGCAATGACATGGAAGGTGTGCTTGATCTGCAATCTGCCATGCGTGCTAACCAAGGTGGTGCAGACCAACCAACCAAAGCAATGAACCTCAAGGATCGCCCAATGAAACAGGCAGATCCAATGAGTAAAGTTGAAAGGATGGCAGAAGAAAAACTTGGAAGTTACTATGAAAAATTCCTGACAAATGTTAAGCAAGGTATGACTCGTGGTTATGCAATACCTGTAGCTGCAACAGGTGCTGCGGCTCTTGGATCTCTTACGCAAGATGAAGAGAGTGATGTAATGAAAGCTGGATTTAGTCCTATGTTAATGGCGTTACTTTTTGGAAGCATGGGTGCTAGGCAACTACGTAAGTTTCGTAAGACACCTGCATTTAAAAAAGTAAATGCACAGGCTAAAACAAATCCAACAAAGGTTGAGCCAGATGCAGTTAAAGCAGAAAAGATACAAGATGTTGCTGATAAAGCAATGTATGTCAGGCAAAATCAATTTAAGAAAATAGCATCTGATGCAAAAGATTTTTTAAGTAATACACTTGTTCCTCTGTCACGTAAATTAAAGAACATAGATCCATTGCTTAATTCTATATTTCGTTCACATGAAAAAGATGTAAACATAAAGACTAGGCAATTCCTTGATCGTGTGTCTCCGTTTGTTACCACCATGTCAAAAAGGCTAAAAGGTAATAAGGTAAAACTGCGTGAGTTTAAAACAAATTTACTTAATGGTGACTACAATGCAATAGTTCGCATGACTGATGACTTAGGTATAACAGATAAGTCAGAACTTAACGAGATGCGTAAGGCACTTAACGAGGTCAGGGACTATGCAAGAGAAGAAGGTGGCATCGAGGTTGGTTATATCGAAGACTACTTTCCAAGGCAGGTAGAAGACTACAAATCTTTTAAGAAATTCTTAGACGAGAATGATGACTTTCGTGATACTAGAAATCAAGTAGAGCAAGCACTTGAGGATTATCGTGTAAAAAACAATTACGAATCTGTTGATCTAATACCAGCAGAAGAAGCAGCAGAAGTTACAAGTAGAGTATTACGTGGTTTCCCCATGCAACCTGGTGGTGCATTACCTGGTAACTTTAAAGCAAGAAGTATTAAGGAAGTGGATGATAGAATGCTTGATGCTTATGCAGATCCAGCAGATGCATTAAAGAATTACATTGAGCGTGCAGTTATGGCAACTGAGCGTAGAAAATTCTTGTTTAGAAAACCATCAGACCAAGGCAAGCAAGTAGGATTTGAAGGAAGTACAGATAGGATAGGTGCAGACCTTGGCATGAAGATGGAGGTTGATGAATCTCTTGCCGGGCAAGTTGCAAAAAGAATGTTGCAGGGTGATAAGAAATATACAGCAGAGGATATTGAAAAGCTGCGTGAGATAATACAATCTCGCTTTAGTGGCAAAACTGTCAGTCCTTTTATACAAGGAGTTAAGAATTTAAACTATATGCAAGTCATGGGTAACTTTGGGTCTGCAATAACCCAGCTTGGTGACCTTGCATATTCAATACACTTTAATGGATTTGATAATACATTCCGTAGCTTGTTTAATAAAAAAGAAAACTTTGATTTCGTTAAACACTTTAATCTTAAAGACCACAATATAGATTCTGCCACAAGCACGGATGGTTTAAGTAAAGCTCTTGATAAAGTATTTACAGTCGTAGGGTTAAAAAAGTTAGACCAACTTGCAAAGAATACTACGATGAATGCTTCATGGAGAAAGTATAAGGCACAAGCTAAGAGAGATGCGCCTGGATTGCGTGATGAGCTTACACCTGTGTTTGGTAGTGAGCGTGCTGGACAAATGGTTAAGGAGTTACAAGAAAGTAATCCGGCAAGTAAACAACTACCAAAAGCAGTTGAAGAATTAATATGGTATAAATTCTTGGATCTTAATCCTGCAACACTTGGTGAGATGCCCAAGTTCTACAATGAAAGTGGGAACATGCGTATCATGTACATGCTTAAAACTTTTACTATAAAACAATTTGATGTGGCTAGAGAAGCAGCAGGTGCAGACATTGCAAAAGCAAAAGAGTTGTATGCCCAAGGTAACAAGAAAGCTGCTGCACAATCCGCTGCAAAAGGAATGAAAAGTTTAATAGGATTAGCAACTGTCTTTGCTGCTGCCAATGCAGGTACGGACATGATTAAAGATACCTTGTATGGTAGACCAATAAAGCGTGATGAATTATTTGAAAACAACCTTTGGAAACTAATTGGTATCAATCGATACTTAGTAATGAAGGCACAACGAGACGGGCCTGCCAAGGCATTCCTTGAGGGATTGCTTCCACCAACAACAGCGTTTGATAGAGCAGCACAAGACATCAGTGCTATAGCTGGAGACAAAGAATACAAAGGTGCAATGCTACAAGGTACACCATTAGATTTAATTTATTGGCGATACCTCGGAGGACTTGACAAAATAAATAACTCAAACTAACCTTATATTTACAAAAGGGCCGTAGTAATCCCTTGAGTTAGTTGGCAGGAGTGCCAGCGCCAAAGCCACCCACGGGTGGCTTTTTTGTGCCTCTAGGTCAGCAAGAGAAAAAGTTTATTAAAAAGTATATATTCACTTGACATGTTTATTTTTTTAAGCATTTATCGTCTTTATTGACAGAGGATTCTAGGGGAGCGAGTCAGTTCTTCCAGAAAGTGCATAATAAAAAACAATAAAATAAAATATGGATACTAAAATAATAGGATTGTCACGAAGTGGAAATCGGTTAAATCAGAAAAATATTACATCAAATTCAACCCCACTAAACTTGAATAACATAACTCTTAATTACACTCCTGCACCCAAGCAGGTAATATTAATTAGTGAACTTATTTACGCATACAAGAGTTGCGAGTCCACACTTTTCCGAGTTCCGAATTGGAACACTAAGGGAAATTGCATATCCAACTTTAGATATGTACTAAAGATCCTTGGCATGACTGAAGACATGGACACCCGGTATTTGGGTGGCAGGCATCCCAAGAGTGGTTTGGTAATTCCAAAGCATTACTTGCAAGTTCACCCGGAAGGGAACGAGAGGATGCGAAGTGCGAAGTCCTTATTTTCTAAGGGCATGGTGGATTGGTATGACCAGCAAGGCATCGAGACATGCCACATGTCTAATTGGACTAGCTTGGTGGTAAAGTCCACACCAATACAAGCATTCGTTCCAACGAATGAAATTAACAATATCATTGCGGTATGCGAGGAGAAGAGGTTTGAGCATCCGGAGTTCTATAAGGCATACTTGCTTGCCTATGGACTTGGCTTGAGAAACTCAGAAATGAGGCGAGCGAAGTGGAGTGATTTATATCAGGACATGGATGGTAACTGCTTAATTAGAATCCATAAGCCTAAATCTGGTGGTGAGTTCCAGGACAGACCATGTGACGCATTCTATTGGAAGAAGATCATGGAGTTGCGTAACTTCCATGATAATATAATACAAGCAAGCGAGAAGGGAATCCGAGAAGGATTCTCACAATTTTTGAAAAAGGAATGCGGAGTAAAGGATCGACGTGCAGTTCACTTACTCCGCAAATACTGCGGTCACCGAGTGATGCGTGGTAATGACATATATAGTGCTAGTAAGGCACTCGGTCACAGTGACACCAAGATCACAGACCAGATATATTCTGGTCTACCTACGATACGAGCTACCAAGGTAGGGTAGTACAATTAATATTTGCCCATAACATAAATAAAAAACATATAAATCAACTACAAATGACTACAAATATGACTACAGTTATTAATGGTATAGAAATAAAAACAATGGGTGACGATACAGTCGAGGTGTATTGTGACCGACCTAGTATAGTAAGAGTAAAAGACTTAGTTGAAGTCCTTACTTCTTCAACTGAAACTTTAGTGGCATCGCAAACTGATGGTTATTTTCCTCAATTGCCTTGCAACCAGCACGCAGAATCAAGTCGTAGAGTTGAGCCTGCATAAGTCCTGTATCATCGGATAGGGTTTTAATAGTGTTTCTAACGCTTGAATGTAAGCGTAGGGATATGGGTTTCGTTAGATTTTCACGTTTTGTCATGGCATACAAAAAGCATGACGGAATACAATAAGCAACAATAAAAAACAATAGAATACAAACTAATATATTATGGCATTCTTACCTACAAACATAAAAGCACCATCAGAAGGTGGTGGAGGAAGTGGAAACTATATGAGGTTTCAACAAGGCGAAAACAAGTTCCGAATCATTGGGGCAAGCGAAGATAAACCAACACCTGGGTTTATACATGGCACATTGGGCTGGACGATTGTGGATGGCAAGAAGCGTCCCATCCGTTGGGCAGAAGGTGAAGAAGCACCACAGGCATTTGACAATAAACCACGCAGCTTTTTTGCGTTTGTGGTTTACAATTATGCAGAGAGTAAGGTGCAGATACTTGAACTTACACAAACAAAACTACAAGCGGAGTTGATTCAGCTTGCCAATGATGAGGATTGGGGTGACTGCCGTAAGTACGACATCAGTGTGGTGCGTAATGGTGAAGGAAGGGATGATACAACTTATGCCATGAATCCAAAACCAATTAAAAAGATGGATGATGATCTGCGTGCTATTGCTAAGGCAGAGTTAAAACGTATTAACCTTCCGGCATTATTCGATGGTGGAGATCCATTTGCGGAGTTTACACCACCCGCTGAAGAGGTTGATGAAGATGGAGAACCATTCTAATGCTGCGTAAAGGTATTTCTAACGAAGCCTACCATGCAGATCCTGCGTTGGGACGGAGTCGAGCAAGTGACATGCTCGCCTCCTGCCCGGCACGGGTGAAACATGCGATGGGACAACCTAGTCCAAGTTCACCTGCACTATTAAATGGAAGTATGGTACATGCGGCTACACTAGAGCCAGAGATATTAGACACAGAGTTTGGGTGCAAGCCAACTGAGATTGATGGCAACTCTAGCAGGACGAATGCATACAAGGAAGCATTTGCAGAGATGGAGCGTGCAGAACCAGAAAAGAAGTGGTTACCACCTTCAGACTACAACATGTGTTTGGACGTGTCTGCATCTGCGAGGGAACATCCATTATTAAAACAGTATCTGTATGACGCTGACTCTAAGATTGAGCATACCGGGTTCTTTGAGTTTGAAGGAGTAACATGCAAAGTCAGACCTGACTTGTATAATACTAGGCCAGGCATGGTACTTGATCTCAAGACTACACAAGATGGAAGTGAGCGTGGGTTTGCTAAATCAGTTAGGCAATTTAATTACCTATTCCAAGCAGCGTGGTATATGACTGCACTCCGTCAGATGGGTGAGCGACCAAAGGAGTTTGTCTTCTTGGTTGTTGAGAAGACTGCACCATATCTAACATCATGCTATACATTGGACAACAACGACATAGAGCGTGAAGTGCCTAATGTTATAGATGCTATTCGCTTGTATGGTGAGTGCTTAAAAACAGATGTATGGCCTGGGTATGGCGATGACATCAAAACGCTAAACCTTGGTACTCCATACACAGAGAATCGATTATCTATCTCTGCGTTAGGTCGCAAGTTTGGAGTCAGTCGAAGCTATGTTTACACGATCATTAAGAAGCACGAAATTGAGGTGCGTAAGATCCGTAACAGGCAGACTGTGAGCATGTATGAATTTTCTAATGCACTGCGTTGGGAGAACACAGGAAAGGCTGCATAATGGGTAGAAATCAAGGAGAAAAGAAGTACTTAATTACCAGCAAGAAAGCACTTAAACTACTTGGCTTTAAATCACAGACATCCTTGGATCAATTCCATGAGGATGAAGGATTAACATGTTACATTATCGATGGAGCAAGTGGTCGTGGTGGACGTGGTTTTGCATGGGACAAGCGTGAAATTAACAAATGGTTAAAAACCGAAGGAAGGGACACTGAAGAATGGCTAATAGATTAAAGTTGGATGAGGTGGATAAGGTCTTAAAATTTGCTGACAAGCATATCGAAGACCAAAACTTTGATGGCGCGGTTGTTGTACTACATGGTGCATTAAAGCAATTAGTTAATACCTTAAAGGGGATTGAATCTGTGTGCTATGAGAACTCACCTAATGTAAATATATACACAGAGTCAGATTGTGAGATGAGCATTACTAGCTTTGTAAATATATGTGCAGAAGCTATGCGTGTCACAACTGACGAGATTCTGAGCAGGAGAAGAACTCAGGATGTTGCACTAGCTCGTATGTGTGCTATCTACTTTGCACGCAAGGAAGGGTATAAGGTAATTGAATTAAGTAATTACTTTGCACGTGATCATAGCAATATTACACATGCATGTCAGAAGATTGATGTGTACCTGGAATGTGATCGTGAACTCACGGAAAAGATTAACCAAGTGAGCGACATGATAGATGCCTTTAAACTGAAGAAAGACTATTGCAATGGGAAAAATTAATTCTCGATCCAAAGGGGCAAGATACGAGAGGGAGTTAGCACGTTACTTATCTGAGAATGGGTATCCAGATTCACGCAGAGGGCAACAGTTCTCAGGTGGATCGGATAGCCCGGATGTGGTGAGTGACTTTCCATTTCATATCGAGGCCAAGCATGTGCAGGCACTGAACTTGTATTCTGCTATGAGCCAAAGCATACGAGATGCAGGTGATAAACCACCATGCGTCATTCACAGAAAGAACAATTCGGAGAGCATGTTCACATGCAAGCTGGATGATCTAATTAAACTACTAAATGAGAAGTCATGGACTTCATAAATAACTAACAGAAAAATACTATGATAAATACAGTACAAAAACCAATTAACTCAGAACTGACTGAAGTTATAATGCATAATAATTATAACATAAAAACTGAAATGAGAGACGGAAATATAATTTCAATTATAACACCTAGCACTGCTGAGAAGATATTTAATGAGCGTTGCAGTAATCGTCCATTACATTTTCCAACAGCTAAAATTTTTGCTCAAGCAATGAAAAATGGTAAATGGAAACCTTGTTCACAAATTAGCTTTTGCAATGGTAAACTAGATGATGGGCAACACAGAATGATGGCTTCTATGCTTAGTGGTAAACCATTTATAGGTAGTGTTTACTACCATGATGACCCAGATACTTTTACAGTATTTGACAGCGGGAAAAAAAGGACAAACGCTGATGTGTTAAGTGTAAACGGGAAGAAGTACGCAAATAGTTTAAGTGCCTGTTTACAACTATTGGAAAAAATTTACTCGAAGTCTGGTTTGCCAAAGGGAATAGGTGGAGGCACAAGGGTACTTCTTCAAGCCTACGAAATCATGGATGTATTAGAAAAGTACCCGGATGTAGAATATTCTGTGGCGCAAGTACATAATAATAAAAAGTATTTTAAGCTGCCAGCAGCTTCTACTGCTTGCCTGCATTATGTTATACGAAAGTCATTGAAAGATGGGGATAAGCATTTAGCTGATACATTTATTGTTGATAAACTTTTTAAAGGTTTAGAACTCAGAGAGGATGATCCTGTGTATGCATTTAGGAAGCATCTATTAAATTTAAAAAGAATATGCCCTCAAGGTGCGCAAGCTATTACTCATCACACCTTATACTTTGGTGGTATAAGTGCTTGGAATAAATGGATAACAAATAAATCAAGTAGATTAATAAGAATTCCTGATGCAACAACTACACCAAAAATACTACTACCTTAGTTGGTAGTGTATGTAAGAGTTAATTAGGCAAGTACCAATGACCGAGTTCGACACGAGTCTTAACATCGGCAAGCTAAGAGAGTCGGAGTTAATCGAGTTCTTTCAATCCAAGGGGCATAAACCTGTTGCAATACCAGGTAAGTTCACAGGCTTTGATTTCTTTCTGGCGAATACTAAGGAAGCATATGAAGTAAAGCAGGATTGGAAAGCTCATTACTCTGGCAATCTAGTGGTGGAAATTGAGATGTATGGCAAACCATCCGGGCTAATGGGAACAACCGCAGATTGGTGGATCTTTGACACGAAGGATGAGTTTATATTCATCACTCCAAAGCGACTCAAAGATATGATTATTGAGAAGAATCCACCACTCAGACAGTTCACAGGAAAGGGTGATACACAACCCAAGAAAGCATACCTAATACCCGTGGAAACAATAAAAAAATACGCTAAAAAGGTAGTCTTGAGGCAAAGCATACTACAAACACCTACACTTAAATACAATGGGAAAAATTAACAAAATAATGAATAAGATATTATTTACCGCCATGTTTATCACCGCAATAATCACTTGGTTATACATGATTTTAGCATGGACATTGGCAATCATAGGAGCATAAAAAATGACAACAGAAAAACAAGATTTACGGATCAAAATAAACAACGAAACACACCAACTGTTAGATGCCTACTGCGAGCAGTCTGGTACAACTAAAGGGCAAGTTATTACTGACCTGATTTGGGTCAGTATTTTACCCCGCCTCGCGCACGCCCGACATATTCTATCGAATATGTATATTAATAATATATGTAGTACCCCTGACATTTCTGAGGTCAAAAGCAAGACCCGTGGAAAGAGATTATTGCCTGCTGATTTTTCACCTGACAAACTCATAGCAGATAAAGCAGGCATCGATTACGATGGTGCGTTGGAAGCATTCAAGGATTGGGCAAATGCAGGTGGCAAGAAATACTTGGATTGGGATGCATGTTTTCGCACTGCATGCAAAACTTGGTTGAAGGAAAAGTTTCCACACCTTCGCAAAATAACATCAAGCCAAACCACGAAGGGTCTTCGATTTTGATTGATTTTGAATTAGCAGAACGAGCAGTGCTATCTGCCATGCTCCGAGATGAGAGTGGCGTATCAACTGCACAAGCGGGTGAGTCTCTCACCAAGGATGACTTCTCAAGCATGGATCGATCCTCGATCTTTGAAACGTGCTTACAGTTATCACCTGCCAATGAGGTTGATGTTATCATTGCCAAGCCAGAGCTTGCAGATGAGGTTACCTTTCTCAGCGAGAAGTATGGTGGTGGATCTATTTCCAGGTACATCGAGTATCTCATTGAGTATCGTAACACGAGAAGCGTGGAGCGTGCATTATGGCAAGCAACTGATGATCTCAAAGCAAGTAAACCAGCAGAAGAGATTTCTCAGACATTTGTGAATACCATTGCCAAGTCTCTTTCTCAAAGGAAGGGCGTGGTAAGTTGTGGTGCTGCAAGTAAGCAAGCATATGCCGAGTTTCTTGAGATTGATGCAGGTGGTACACAAGCAATCCCAACAGGTTTGGAAAAGTTAGATGAAATTCTTGGTGGTGGTTTCAAGAAGGGTAGCTTGTATGTGCTTGCTGCACGCCCAGGAGTAGGGAAGTCTGCATTAGCAATACAAATGACCTATGAGACTGCAAAGCGTGGTCTAAGGGCAAGCTATGCAAGCCTTGAGATGACTGCAAGTGAGTGCAGTGCGCGTTTACTTTCCAATGTCAGTGGAGTACGCAAACCAACAGGCAAGGGATTGCTCAATGCCGGGCATAAGCAAAAGCTAGAGAAGCAAGTACAAGCAATGCAATCATGGCCAATTACCTTCAAGGATGATAACCAAGCAACCATGCAATCAATTGAGGCATTCATTGCCAAGCAGAGATTAGAAGGCGAGCTTGGTTTAATCGTGGTCGATTACTTGCAACTCTTGAGCGTGCCAGGCGTTGAGAGCAGAGTACAGGAAATCTCGCATGTTTCTCGGACGCTAAAAAAAATAGCAATGGAGTACGATACATCTGTGCTTGCCCTTTCTCAGCTTAACAGAGCGTTAGAGTCACAGAATAGGAATCCCATGCTCTCTGACTTGCGTGAGTCTGGATCAATAGAGCAGGATGCAGATTGCGTGCTTCTCTTGCATCGTGAGACAGAAGCAGATCCAATCAGTGATGACATCATTTGCAATGTTGCGAAGAATAGGAATGGCGAGTTGCGTGCTGCCAAGCTAACCTTTACCAAGCCCACAGGTCGTTTCTCGACCCGTGTAGATGCTCGTTTGCATGATAAGAAACCATTTTGAGACTACAAGTGACTTACA